CGGCATCACGCGGCTGCGGCTGCACACCGATGCCGGTGGGGCCGACCACGTTGCGCACCAGCGTGTTGAGAATGCCGCGACTCAGGTCGTGGTTGCGGTCGAGGTTGCGCGCCATGTCGCGCAGCTCCCGATGCGCCAGGCCGGCCACGTTGTTGCCGCTGCCAAAGTCACGCTGCCGCTTGCGCAGGCGCGAACGGTTCACCGCGTCGTAAGCGTTGCCATACGCTTGAGCGCGCAGGCGGTTATGTGCGCGACTGGCCGCCCACGATGGAGACAGCGCGAAAATCGCGCGCTCGATGAGTGCCGGTTTTTTCGCCGCGCTCATCGGCCGCGCAACGGATCATCGCCCTCGCCGCCCGCGGGCGCCATGGGCATGCCGGAAAGGTTGGCCAGCGAGACGCCGGCCCGTCCACCACCGCGTGACTCAGCGGCAGCCTTGCGCTCCCATTCACGGCGTCCCGCTTGCACCATGGCCAGATCGGCGCGGGTTAGCTCCCGGTCGCCCCAGCGGAATTTTTGACCGCGAAGAATCGCCGACTCGGCGGCGAGGTAACTGGCAAGCATGTCGGAAGCGGTGGACATGCTCGCAAGCATCGCGGACATCGTGTGCCATGGTTACCGGAAAGCTGGCACACTTTGATTCGCACATTAATTAGTCAGACGGCCAAAAGCATGAAGGTTCTGGACAAACTCGAGCTCATCGATCGCATCGGCAGAGAGCTGCAAAGCCGAATGTCGTACGGCGAAATTGACACCTACTTACGAGCCCACGGCGTTGACACTAAGAAGCCAACCTCGGGGGTGAACAGTAAGTGGGTCTACACCAAGGAACTACTCTCTGATGAAAAAGATCCGCTCGTTGTGCGGATAGCCGATGAACTTGAGCTCTCCCATAACTACACCGTCGCGGATTCAAGTACGACACTAGAGGCCACGTTTTGGGAGCCTTTCCATTTCAAGCTGTTCCTCAGCCACCTGTCTAGCTTCAAAAAGACGACCGGCCTGCTGCAGGCGGCGTTACGCAACTACGGAGTCTCAGCGTTCGTTGCACACGTTGACATTGAGCCTACCAAAGAGTGGTTGGACGAGATCGAGGCAGGGCTCTACTCCATGGATGCCTTGGCTGCAATCCTCATGCCCGGATTCAAAGAGAGCAATTGGACAGATCAAGAAGTTGGAGTTGCCGTTGGTCGCGGTGTGCTGGTCATTCCTATCATCCGAGGACTGAACCCATATGGGTTCATTTCCAAGTACCAAGGCCTTCAGGCTGAGGGTAAGACGGTAACGAGCGTTGCCGAGAGCATCTTTCGAGTCCTGGTTTCGTCGCCAAAGACCCGCTCACGCATGTTGTCCTGTCTCATTGACACAACAATCCGAGCAGCTTCCGCAGACGAAGCGCTAGAAAAGCTAAAGTACATCGCTTCCGTCGAAAGCATGCCAATCGCATACTTAGAAAAACTACGAGATAGCGCCACGTCCTCGGTGGCTCTTTCGTCGGGAGATCCGCTTAAGCAACTAAACGACCTTCTGTCGAAGCACAAACTCAATCCCGTCGAGACCAACCAGACACCCGAACCATTTGACGACGATGACATTCCGTTTTAGCCGTTGGATCAGCCTATCAAGTTTTCTTCGTTGGCCGGCTGGAATCCTCGAGGTCGTTTAAAAATCTTCTGAGCTGATTCCACGAGTGCGTTGCATGGCCCGGAGAATATTCGGCATAAGGGTACGTCTAGCTCTGCTCACGAGAAGGACGAGAGCTGATAAAGTCGGCGGACGACTTTTTGGCGATAGAACTTGGGGGCGGGAAGTGCCGAACAAATGGTTTTCTAATAGGGGGCAAGTCTTACAGTGGTTGACCGCAGCGGCTTCTCTCGCTCTTTCAGCCATCTCAAAAGTGGCGAACGCTCTACCTTGGATGGTCCCGGCCCTATTAGGAGTCGCGGTCGGAATGGCCATTAGCCTCGCGGTCCAATGGAGCCGCCAGCGGCGAAGGAAGAACCCGCTTGTGATCGAGAAGACCCAGTTTGTAACTGACGACCGCGCTGAGATTTCATTCAAACGAAAACTTCGCATTACGGTGCGTAACGCAAGCGACGATACCATCATCGTAGGTCCGAAAACGAGGTGGATTGAGGGGGATCTGCATGTCGACACGGTCGAGGAACATTACTGGCAATTGGAGGGTCCCCGTGGCCAGCGCAATGATGATTGGCGCAAGGAAGCCAACCGCGTCGAGATCGCCCCAGGACAATACGCCAGAACCTGGATTGGCTTGCCTGTTAGTGCGGTCCAGAGCGAAGTGGAGCGCTTAGTGAAAAGCGGTAAGGCTGGTGCCATTTCGGTCCAGACAGGGGCTATCGGAGTCCTTCAGATCAATATCAAGGGCGCTTAACTACGTGCGAAGACCTGGCCGGTCCCGTTGCTCTCGGATTGAAGGAATCGCACTAAATGCGGAACGTCTACTCAAGTAGACGATAGAACGTCCGCCGACTGATGCTGAAATCCTTGAGGATCTTCTTGATTGGCTGGCCAGCGTTGCGCGCTGCGAGGATGGCTTCGACGTTGCGCCGCATATAGGGTTGCGGAATATACAGCTCATCCCCTCCGTACCGCTGCTGCAGGTGGCGCACGACAGGTGCCGCGTACCGACTTGCCTCATCGAAATCCAGGCCCAGCGATTCCTGCAGCGCGACGGCCAGCTCGTCTTGCAGCGCTTCGGCGACATTGAATTGCCTGGTCACCGGCGGCTCAACCAATCAGAAGATGCGAAAGGGTTATTGCTACCGCGCACAGGAAGTCCGGACACCGAACTTTCGCGAGGTTCAAGCCGCGTTTGGTCGGTTGCACTATTCAGGCCCTTATCAGGCCCCTCTTTTTGAGCAAGACGAGCCTCGCGCGTATCCCAGTCCAACTTTGTCAGACGGTGCAAGCGCAATTCAGGATGATGGGCAGCGGCGTACGCATACACCCACGTGTCGAGCGGTTCGTTGCGAGGGCCACCGCGCTTCTCGAATCGGTTTTTGCTCGGGTTGTAGGTTTCCGATACCAGGCCAGCGAAGTATTCCGACGGCAGATCCTCGCTGAGGTGCACCAGGCGCGCATCGGCCGGCTTTTCCGCATCCGTGCTTAGGCGGCTGTAGAGCAAGTGTTTCACTGCCACGGTGCCAACGTGATAGATGGTGACGCCGCGCTTATCGTATTGGCCGCGCCAGTTGACGTCGTGAAGCTTGCCTTTGCTGAGCACCGGCGCATTGTTGTTGACAGCACCAAAGATGACCATCGGCCGGCGGATGCGACGCGATCGGGCGAAATGCTTGACTGCCTCCGTACGGTGACCACCGCCATCGATTGCAGTGGCTTCCACACGCAGCACACCGCCGCCGGCATGCTCCATCGGACGGTTAAGCAGATCGGTGAGGTCATCCCACACCTTGTCCTCGGCCGGATCGCCGGGCAGCTCGATGTAGTCGAGCGTCCAGCTGGCCAAGCCCCGGCCCCAACCGATGATGTGAACCGCCAGGCGGTTGTCCTGCGTATCGACGCCGGCGGTGATGGCGAGCACGCCGAGCTGCGCGCTACGCAGTCGATAGGTTTCTGCGCGATCGGCGATGGCGTTGTGCTTGACCGCACGCATCGCCGGATCCTCCCAGGCTTCGGCCAGGCGGTCGTTGACGAAGGTCTTGAGCTTGGCCGGATCGTTCTGCGCATCGCGCCACATGTTGGCCAGGTCCAGCCACCGAGGACCAAGGCCGATGGAGTAGTACAGGCAATTCAGTGTGTAGCCCCGCACCTTGCGCTCGGGGTACGTGGGCACCCAGCGGCCGGCGGCGATCATGGCGGTCTTGTGGTGCTCGTCGATGCACACGCCGCACTCGCGACAGACATACCAGCACTGGCGGCCATCCGGCGCCCAATGCAGACCGCTCCACTCGAACGGCTGCTCATGCCCGCAGTCAGGACAGGCCACGTGGTAAAAGCGCTGGTCGCTGATTTCCCATTTCGCATCGATACGACTGATGCCCTTGATGCCGGGCGTGCCGATGTAGAGGCGCTTGTACGTCGCAGGGAACGCAGAGGTGCGGCCGTCGAGCATGGCCGCCGGATCGTCGCCGCTGGTGAGGTTCGCCGCGAAGTCATCGAACTCGTCGACGATCAGCGTGCGCACGCTGGTGGACTTCAGACGGCTCGGGCTGCCGGCGTGTTCGAGGTAGAGCTGACCGCCGGCGAAGTCTTTGAAGGTGCGCGTGTTGCTACTGTCTCGGCTGGCCACGCTGGTGAGCGCGCGCTGCGCCGCCGGCGTTTCCTCGAGCATCGGGTTGAGCTTCTGCGCCACCCACTTGTTCATGCTCACCTCGCCGGGCAGGCAGACCATGATCGGACCCGGGTTGTGGTCCATGGTGTAGCCCAGCACGTTGATCGCGGTCTCGGTCTTGCCGTCCTGAATCGGGAACTTGAGCACCGCCTCCTGCACCGAGCTGCGCGCGCTCATGCAGTCCATCGGTTCGCGCAGCGGCGGGTTGCGGTGCGTACGCCACCGGCCCGGCTCCGCGCTGCCCTTGCTGGACAGGAAGCGCTCCGCGTCCGCCCATTGCGAGACGGTAAGCGGCTTGCGCGGTGCCAATGCGCGGGCGATAGCGGAAGCGATTCGAGGAACACTAGCAGCAGTCATATGAGCACATCGCTCAGATCGCTGCCCTTGTTTTTCATCCAACCATGCGTCATAGAATCAGCCAGACACTTGGCTTTGCTTTGGGGAACGTTGAAATGGCTACCGGATATTACAAGACGACCTGCCCGCACTGTGGGACTAAGAATGCCGGCTTTACTTCGCACGCTCAGAGAGAAATGGCGACAAGGAGCGGTGCAGAATTCAATGTCTTCATGACCTGCAATGCGTGCGCGGGCGCAATCATCGTAAAAGTCTCGGACCCCACTAGAGGTGTTGGGCCAATGGCCTACCAAAAAGACACCAACATGAGCGATGCAAGCCAGTTTTTCGTGCGCGATGTATACCCAAAAAGTGTCGAACCTGCTGCGCCCGCTGACACTCCAGCAGCTATAGCCAAGAGCTACGTTGAAGCCGAAGACAATCATCTTGCAAAGAGGTTCGAAACTTGCGCCATGCTCTGCAGAAAGGCTATGGACTTGGCCACGAAAACTCTTCGAGGAGATGTCGCCAAGTCTGAAAATCTCTACCAGCGCATCGAGGAGCTCAAAAAAATCGGGCTCATCACGAATGACATGGCGGCATGGGCACATGCGGTGCGACTTAATGGCAATGACTCCGTGCACGGTGACGATGAAATCAGCGAAGCTGAAGCCAAGGACCTCTTGAACTTCACTCAGACATTCTTGCTCTATGCATTCACGTTGCCGGCGATGGTCGGAAGACGACAAACGGGTGCAACTGGCTAGCGCAAAATTCATATAGCTCCCCGCTCGGCGATATTGGCGAACTGGCGCGAGGTTTCCTCCAAGGCGTGCTGGATTGCTTCTGCCAAGGTGGCGCGCGCTTGTGCCTCGTCGGTGATGGCGGCCAGTTGCGGGCCGAGTACATCGGGTAGGCTTTCCAGGCGAGTGCGCAGCGTGGCGGCGGCATGGGCCACGGCCACGGCAACTTCGTTGGCATCCATCAGCTTGCCGATGGCGACCTCGTAGGCACGCTTGGCCTCCATCGCGAGGTAGCGCTCGCGCACTGCGCGGGAGGCTTGGTAGGTGCTGCCAGCGCGATCCTGCGCAGGAGCCGGCTCAGTGACCGCACGTGCCGCCTCGTGCGCGGCACCGGCGGGTGCATCGGCGGCGTTGCCCTGCCCCGCCCCCTTGGACGCGCGCTCCGCGGCGTGGTGAGCGACAACACCGGACTTACTCGGGTCGGCTGTATCGCGCAGGCGCTGCTGGCTAGCGGCAACCTGCACGCGCTTGCTGTCGTCCGTGAGTACCAGGCGGCCAGCGTGGCGCAGCGCCGTGACCGCCGAGGGCTTGATGCCGAGGATGTTGGCGAAGCCAGCGAAGCTGGCGGTTTCAGGCAGGTTCAAAGGGATGGCTCCACTACCACTTCCCCTTTCAAGGCAAGCGAAAAAAAGAGAGGACGAGCGCACGCGTAGGTGTGTGCGGTATGCGGTGCGGTACGTCGTGCGGTATCAAATGGCGCAGCAGCGCGGCTGTGCGGCATGTGCGGATACACAGCGCACGCATGCAGGTGCGCGGGTGCGCGCGCAGATGTGCGCACGCCCGCACGTAGAGGGGATGCCGTACATGCCGCACAGCCTAGTGCCACAAGGGATAGATGCCGCACGCGATGCCGCACACCATGGCGCACATACCGCACAGAGGCAGGCAGTTCATCCCTGATCGTCAAGGCGACCGTGCAGTCGCGGCGGGCGCGGCGATCAGTCAAAGGACTCACCCTTGTAGACGCTGACCGAACGCTTGAAGGCGCTGATCTGATCGCCGAGCCAATTGGTCTCCGATTCACCCGGCGGCAGTTCGACACCGCGGAACAGCAATACGCCGTGAGGACCCTTGGCACCATCGGCGGCGGTGTATCGTTTCCGCCCAGCACGCACGTTGTGCTTGCGCTCCAGGGCATTGATCAGTCGAGGCATGGGCCCAGGCCGCTGCCCAGTACGCGCGCACCAGACCTTGTAGAGGTCGTACACGTCGGTACTGAGCGCCGGGCGCGGCTTGACCCCGTGGATATCGCCAGCGCAAAGCTCGTTATGGAAGCGACTCGTGTTGTCCAGGCTGAGGTTGATGAGCTCGCCCTTCGCATCGGTGTAGGGCGGCAACACACCTGGACCAAAATCACCGGTGTCGTGATGCAGCAGGTAGTCATGCAACGCGGCGACGCCGCCCTGGGCGACCTCGTCCATCACTTCACGATAGAAGTCGGGGCCGAGCTTTGCCGGCGTCCAGATGACAGCGTGCCGGCGGTCGTCCTCTTCCAGCACTACCGGCATCGCCTCGTTCGACAGGAACACCACATTCACGTGATTGCGCTCGTCGTACGCCGCCATGTTCTTCGGGTTAATTCGGATCCACTCGCCGGTGATGAACGCCTTGAGCTTGTTCTTCACGTGGTAGAGATCGGAGCGCGCCACCACCTCATCGGCGATCAGGAACAGCCGGCGGCTGGCCCAATCGTTGAAGCGGTCCTCGATCGCGGTCTGGTCGATGACACGACCGTACTGACCGTAGATCGCCATGATCGCTTCGAAAAACATGTTCTTGCCGGTGCCCTGCGGACCATGCAGCACCAGGGTGGTTTTCATCTTGGCGCCGGGATGCTGGATGGGGTACGCGATCCAGTTGAGCACCCACTTGTACAGGGTCTGCGGCGCACCGTCGTCGCTGCACATGTAGCGCAGCAGCTCGAGCAGCTTCTCGCACCGGCCAGCCTTCGGCTCGGTGGGCCAGCCAGCCCACAGATTGCACTTGATCGCGGGATCGTCTCCCGCCGGATCGAAACCGACCTCACGCACGCGCACGATGTCGCGATCGGGGTGCTCAGACCACGCGCGATGAATCTCGCGGGACATGCACGCGTCGCGCATATCGCTAAGCGCGAGCAGGCAATGCTCCTGCCGATCGAACACCGTGCCGCCCTGCCCGTACACCAAAGCGAAGCGTTCGAGCAGCTCGTCGATGGTCTCGATCGGGGTGAGGCCATCCTTCCCCTTCCCCCCGTTGGCGCGGAAACGCGGGCGCAAGGCGGTGACGTTGCTCCACCCCAGCTCCGAGAGGCGGCCCTCGACCTGCGTGCGCACCACGTGCAGACCCTCGGCGGCGTGCAGGTCGTTGAAATCGGACCGCTTGCGACCGTGATGCAGATAGCCCTCGCGGCGACCTGCCTCGTCAGCGAACACGGGGCGCATCCACGCACCGCTGACCTCAAGAGCCGACGCGCTGGCGCAGATGACGCCCGTGTTGTTGCGCTCGTGATCCTTGCCGCAGCACGGGCAGTGCTGCGGATTCATCGGCAGCAGCAAACTCGCCTTGCAATGTTTGCACTTGGCGAAAATGTCGTCATCCGCGCACAGCAGAATCTTGGCCAGCTTGTAGCGCTTGTGCAGTGCCACGGCGACCGGCGCCAGGTTGCCCGCGTCGAACGCTACGGCGACCGGCAGCCCGGTGGCTTCGTGCAACGTGGCGGCGGTGGCGTAGCCCTCGGCTACCAGCACGATCCACGACGGCGAACCGATCAGATGGAAATGGCCCTTCTTGGCGAGGCCCGCGGGCCAGAAGTCCTTATCACGACCATGGACTTTAGACGGCCGAATGACCTGCAGGCCATGAATCTTGCCGGCGGTGTCGAGCATCGGTACCGCGACAGCGCCGCTGGGGGAGAACCGCAGGCCGTGGGCCTGCACACCCTTGCGCGCGAGGTAATCGGAGTCGCCCGTCGGCACGCATTGCGCCCAGGTCTTAGTCGCTTGCTGCGCGGCGCGTTCGGCCTCGGCGGCGCGCATACGATCAGCGCGCTTCTTGTCCTCGGCCATCCGAGCGCGCAGACTCTCGCGCTGCTCGGCGGTGAATTCCGACTTGCGCAGTTCGATCTTCTGCGCATTGTTGTTCTGGCCCTGCCAGATACCAAAGCTGCCGACGATCAGCAGGTCGCCGGAATGGCCCTGCAGCTCATGCAGCATGTACCAGCCGCGGCGCTCGCGATCACCCTCGGTCGTCCGGCAACGGACCATGCGCCCGATCTGCAGATCGTCCACGACCATGCCGGCATCGCGTAGCTGGTCGAGCACATCACCGTAATTGCCCGCAGCCATTCAGTTACTCTCGGCCGCGCTGTGTACACAGGAATCGCGGCCGTGCAACCCGCATGCGGGCCAGCCCAGGGAGGACCCAAGCCCGGCCACCTGTGTCTCGTCGCCACGCGCGAGAATTTGCCCTACCTGATTCACGGGGAGCTGGGGCGAGGAGAAGCTCACGTCGACACCTGCATCGCGCTGCGCAGCTCAATCAGCACAGTCAGCAACGTCGGGCCACGGCCCCGCTTGTCCCTCGCCCAGGTGCCGCGCAAGTACGGCGAGCAATGCTTCAACATCAACTTGTCGGAATGGCTCTGCACCCATACCACGACGATGGACCGGCACGGCATAACGTAGAGCCGCACACCCGGCCCGCGCCACGCGCGATCGGTGATCACACCAGCCAGGCGCGGCAACGACGAACCGCCGCCGCCGATGCAGGCAGATGCAAAGACGCCCACCGGCAGTTGCGGAGGGCGTGTCATGGGCAAAGCTTCAACGGCAGCTGCGGCTGGCGCGGCGTGTTCAATGCCTGCAGCTCGGCGCGCGCCTGCGCTACCTGCTCGGGTGTGACGCCGTGCGTCAACGCTCTGGAGATTTGCTCCGCTGCGGCGAGCATCGCTGCTCGCTCGGATGGTTTGAGCGGGCATGGTGTTAGCCGTGCGCGCGCGGTGCCCACCGACGCGCCTCCTGCTCTTGTGCGGTCAGACAGTCGATGCACAGCCGCGCGCCGAGCTGTTGACGCATGGCACTGATCGGTTCGCCGCAATCCAGCGCGTCGCAGTGAGCCAGTCCCTGCGACGGCGCGCGGCGTGCCGCCAGCGCGTGGTCTATTTCTTCTTGCTGCCGCTTCTGTGCAACATCAATCACGTCCACGTACCGCCCCCTTGTTATGCGACCGTGGCCGCATCTGAATAACCTTGCCCTGCACTACTGGCCGCAGGAATCGCTTTGCCAGCCAATCCTTCGCCAGCTGCGTTGTGAGCTGTTCAACGGTGATGCCTTTGGCCTCTGCGATCCGCTCGAATTGGCGGTGCTCTGCTTCAGTCAAGGCGACGTCTATATCCGGCACATGCCCTCCTTCAGGCCCCGCAAAAGGGCCTTCAGGCAGCCTGCGTGTGGTCGTTAACCTGTGACTCGACACCAGCGACGCACGCCATCAAGACCTCACGGATGAAGGCCGCGCGCTGGCGATGGTTGAAACGAGCAACCGCATCAACCAAAGCCAGCTCCTCGTCGTTGAGGCGAACCTTGATCTCGCGATCGCGCACATGAGTGGGGTCGTCGTACATGACTCAATCACCTCGGTCTAAGGGCATGAAAAGAACAAA